TTCAGATAGTCGACGGCTTCGAAGATGCGGGCCTTGGTGTCCATGGCCCAGTCGACGGTCTGCCCGGCGCCGGGCATCAGTCCCCACATGGCGGGGTCAAGCCACGTTCGCATCATGTCCTCGGCGGCCTGGGCGACATCCGCGGGCAGGAAGCCGGGGAAGCAGACGACGGTCGCCTGCACGTCGACCATGGTGTAGGTGGCGGCGATGACGTAGTTGAGGAAGTTGACCTCGCGCTGGGCGTCCAATGCTTGGTAGACGCGTTGTTGCAGGCTGGTGTCGGCGGGCTGCCCGTTTTCGGCGGTGACAGCGACGGTGGTGCACCTGGGGACGTCGGTCTTGCCGGCGGGGTCGTATTCGGGGGCGTCGGTGTCCCCGACCGGATCCTCCGAGGAGGCGGGCATGTACAGGTCGATGGCGACGGCACGTCCGACCCCGGGGACCTGCAACGCCAACGTGGCGTGATCGGCGGGGAGGATCGGCCTGGGCGACAGCAGCGTCAGGGCGCTGGTGAGGCGGTCGAGGTAGTCGTCGATGTCCTCTTCGTCGGCGCCGCCCTGCGCGGTCGTGACGGTGACGGTGTCGACGCCGTCGATGTCGGTGACCAGATCGGACTCTCCGAAACTGCCGTTGGCTGCGGCCCCGGGTTCCTGCGCGATCACCGCGACTTGCACATCCCCGCCGCCGGCGGGGGCGACGATGTCGTCCTGGGTGAGGAAGACCTGTGCCTCCCCGGACGGGTTGGGGACCATCAGCTGGGTTTGGGCGTCGACCATCACCGGCGGGGTGTCGGCGGCGAACGTGAACGTGGCGGTTGCCACCGCCGAGGTGGCCTGCCGGCGGGGTATGCCGTAGATGGTTTCCCCGATGGTGGCGTACACGGCGGGGGCGACGGGGGACGCCTGGTCGAGGACCTCGGAGGCGATCTGGGCGTTGCCCTCGAGCAGGACGGTTTCGACGTTGGCGGGCCGGGCGGTCCATCCTTGGATGGCCTGTTCCATGTAGGTGATGCCGATGTTGGCGAGGGCGTCGGCGTCGGCGACGAGCTCGAGGTCCACGTATTCAGCCAACGGTGATGTCCCCTTCCCCGACGGTGGCGATGCGGACGCCGACGGTCAGGCGTTGGCCGCCGGTGACGTCTTCGGTGGTGACGCGAACGTCGAGTTGTGCCCGGGGTTCGTAGACCGAGACCTGGCGTTGCAGTTCGGTGGTGTTGACGGGTTGCAGTCCGAAGGTGGGGTCGGTGACACCGAAGTCGGGTTGTTCTGTGCGGGTGCCGCGTTCGAAGCAGCAGAGGACCGCGACGGTGGTGGCGGCTTCCTGGTCGGTGTCCTGCTGGCAGGTTTGGTAGCCGGTGCCTTCGACACGGATCGGCCAGTTGATGTGCGGCACGTCATCCATCAGGCACCGGCGGAGAGTTGGGCGTAGGTGGTGGCGTCCCGGACGAGAATCCCGACGGGCGAGCTCGGCCAGGTGCCGGCGGTTTTGGGGCCGTAGAACCGTCCGGTGGCGGTGTCGAGGTACATGGCGCCGTCGACGCCGATCGCGCCGGTTGGGGGTCCGGTTCCGGCGGCGAACGTGCTGGCGCCGGATGGGCCGGTGGGTCCCTGCGGTCCGACGTCGCCCTGCGGTCCCTGCGGGCCGGTTGCGCCGGTCGGTCCGGTGGGCCCGGGGTTGCCTTGTGGTCCTTGCGATCCGGTCGCTCCGGTGGCCCCGGTGTCGCCCTTTGGTCCGGCGGGCCCCGTGGGGCCGGTGGGCCCTGGGACGGTGGAGTCGGCACCCGGCGGGCCGGGCGGTCCTGTTGGCCCCGTGGGACCGGCAGAACCCGTCGCTCCGGGCACGCCCTGCGGCCCGGTGGGTCCGACGTCGCCTTGCGGGCCGGTGGCGCCAGGGGCACCCTGGGCGCCCGTGGCGCCGGTGTCGCCCTTTGGGCCCGCAGGTCCGGTCGGTCCCTGCGATCCGGTGGCACCAGTGGGGCCCGCGGGTCCGGCCGGCCCAGCGGGGCCCGGGGGTCCGGGTTGGCCGGGGATGAGGACCGACACGCTCATCTGCCGGTTGTTGGCGGGCATCGCGCCGGGCCCGGCCTGGTTGAACTCGACGGGGACGCTGACGTAGGTGCCGTGATCGGTGGCCGGGGCCGTCACCGTGTAACTGCCCCAGATGTCGGGGTCATCCTGCTGCTTGACCGCGAGCGTCTGCCCGGCCTGGAAGTTCGCGAGGTTGGTCTCGCTGCCGCCGGCGGTCTGTTTGGCGAGGTTGACCACCGTCGCGGCCGCCCACGAGCTCGCGTTGATGCCGACCCGGCCGGACGCCGCCGAGGTGAGGCTGGTGGTCCAATTCCAGTCACCGGTAACCACGGTGCCGCCGCCTCCCCCGCCGCCTCCCCCGCCGGTTTGGGGGTAGACGACAAAGGGGGTGCCGTCCTGGGACGTGGCGACACAGACGCGGTCGCCGACCGTCACGGCGTCGGCGCCGACCAATGGCCCGAGGAGTTGTTGGGAGCCGTCGACGATCGCCCAGCGCTCCTGGCGGCGCATGGTGAGTTTGCCTTCGAGGACGTTGACATCCGTGCGGGCGAGGGTGGTGTCGGTGAGTTGGTCGAGCGCGGGCATCACCTAGCAACCTGGCCAGTGGCGGGCGGTGAACCCGGCGGTCGAGCGTGTCCCGGACCTGAGTCTGGGGCCGCGATCCTGGGGTGGGGCGGCGTTGCGGCCGGTGTCGGCGAATCGGCCGGATCCGAGGCCGGTGAATTCGATGAAGGTGTGGCCGCCGTTGGCCCAGACGGTGACGCGTTCCCCCGGGCCGGATTGTCCCCATCCCATCAGGGCGCCGGAGGTCATGACGGGCCCGCCGGGTTTGAAGCCCATTCCGGCGGCGGCGAGGATCGCGCACACGTACCCGGAGCAGTCGAACCCGGGGCCGGGACCCGAGTCCTTGGGGCCGCCGCCGGCACCGGACGGTGTCCCGGCGGCGCCGTGACCGCCGCCCCAGATGTAGTTGAGCTTCTGGTCTGAGATGCGTTTGGCTTCGGCGTACGCACGGCCCGAGGCCGACGAGTCCGCGGAACCGATGTCGGCTCCGTCGCCGGCGGCGGCGGACCGCTGGACGCGTTCGGCGGCCGGTTCGAGTTTGGCCTTGGACGGCTGTTTGATCGTCACCTCCGCGGTCGGTGAGAACCAGTCACGGCGGACCGAGGTGATCAGCCAGCGGCCGTCGGGTGGCCCGAGGCCTTTGAGGACCATGACGGCGCCGGGTGGTGCGCCCCACCGGTCAAGGGCCACCACCAGGGTCGCCTCACTGACGCTCTTGCCCCAGTCGACGTCGTATTGGAGGTCGATGAGCAGTTCGCTGTCGGCGGTGATTTCGTAGCGGGGTCTGCGCCGGTAGAGGGCGTCTTCTGACATGTAGTAGACGGCTTCGCCGACGACGAAGAACCGCCAGCCGACCTCGTCGGCCAGGCGTTGGATGGCGTCCCAGCTGTTTTCGTCGGATTCGCGGGCGTACTGGTAGCTCTTGGTGTAGCTGCCGCCTTCGCTGCCACCGGCACCGAGGTTGCCGCCGCCGTACGCGTCGATCCATTTCTGGGCCTCACCGGCGACCTGGTCGTAACGGTCCGGGAACGCACTGCCTTGGGTGTTCTGGGCGACGGTGCCCACACTCATCCCGGGGTTTTTCTGGGCGATCTGGATGGCGCCGCCCTTGCCCCAGAACCCTTTTTTGAGGAACGCGGTGACGCATTCGGGAACGTTGCGGTTGTCGATGCCCATCGGCCCGGCCGTTGAGTCACGTACCTGCAGCACACCGCGGCTGTCGCGGTCGCCGCCCGTGAGGTTCTGTACCTGGGATTCGATGATGCAGGCGCACATGCAGGCTTTGGTGGGGCGGGGTTCCGCACCGACCTGGCTGCAGGTGTCGAGGATCTGCTGGCCCACCCGTTTCTGCTGGGGGGTGGCCTTGGCGCCCTTGATGGTGAGGTCGGCGCCGGCGCTGATGCCTTGTCCGCCGGCCTCACCCGGGGTGGATGGGGCGGTGAGGGGGGCGTCGGCGACCCTGAGCGCGGCGGTCGACTGGCGGGGGAGGGCGCGGCTCGACGACCCGTCGCTGTCGGCCTTGTCGATGGGCTGTTTGACGGACAGGTCGGGGCAGATGAACGGTGGTTTGGTCAGTTGCACCTCCCGCAGCAGGGAGAGAATGAACTGGGCGCGGGTCACCTTTGAGCGGCTGGCGCGGCGTTCCCCGCGTTTGCGTCTGAGCAGGTAGACGATGCGGTCTTCGAAGGTGAGGGTGACTTCCTCGGTCTGGTGCTGGTAGGCGGCGCCGACCAAGCGGAAGATCGCGCCGTCGAGTTCGACCTGCATCGCTTTGCCGATGAGGTCGGGGCTCATGATCGGGTCCCATCCTTCGTCGACCTCCACCGGCCGGCGCTTCTGTTTGACCGTCAACTGACGGGGCCGCATTCGCCGCGCCCACTGGCTGAACAGCCGTTGGCCGGGGTCGCGCAGCACGATCGTCAACGTGGATGCGCCTTCGATGGTGCGTTCGAGTTCGACGCTGGTGATGGCGCCGCGGGCTTCGAGGTCGATGACCCTTGCGTCGGTCCAGTTCAAAACGAGGTCTGTGAGGTCCAGGGTGGGAGCGAGCCCAACGTTTTCCCATTTGGCCCACTGCTTGGATGTGCGCCATGCCTTGGCCTGGTAGCGGTAGGGGTCTCGGGTGACGGTCATCCGCGGCTGGGGGTTCTGGCCGCCTTGGTGGCTTTTTTCTTGGTCTGCTTGAGGACCGGGACACGGATGCGGGATCCGTCACGGAGGTTTTGGTTGGCGCGGGTGATCAGTGACGCGTTGATGGTCCGCAGGTCCGTCCATTTGCATCGGCGTTTGCGGGCAATCGAGGCGGGGGTGTCGCCCTTCTTGACCACGTACAGGGTGGTTTTGCCCTTGCTGCCCTGCCGGGCTTTCGCCCGCAGCTGCACATAGGTTGGGGGGGTGTATTCGATGAAGGTGAGGGTGTAGTCCTGCCGGGACCGGCTGAAGTCGGTCCTGCGGCGGATCTGGTGGTCGCCGGGCTCCGCGGTCTGCAAGACCCATTCGGGGATGTCGTTGATCTCGGGGACCCCCCGGATTTCCCAGGGGGAGGGTTCGTGCTCGTCGTCGCCGGTCATGGCGTCCAGCAGGTCGCGGAGCACCGGCTCCTGACTGAGGCCGCCTTGTTCGACGAGTGGGTTGAGGCCGTTGAGCATGACCTGCAGGTCGACCTGGAAGGGTTGGCGGCCCTTGTAGACGGTCATGGCGACCTGGCGTGGGCGTTCGACGATGTCCCAGAGGTCGCCGCCGCCGGTGACCTTCGGCGGGGTTTCGCCGAGGAGCAGGGTTTGGTCGAACTTGGCGTCCTGGTTGATGAGCCGGACCTGGCCGGTGGGGACGCCTTGGCTCATCGTCGGGCGCGTTGGTCGGCGTCGGCTTGAGCGACGGCGGTGGCGACGAGGCGGCGGTCGAGGTAGAAGCGGGCGGTGGTGGGACCGGCCGCTCCGGCGAGGGCGCCGGCGGGGAGGGGGGCGACGGTCGCCGCGCTGGGGAGCCGGAGGAGTTCGGGCCCGGTTTCGCCGACGAGGACGGTGCCGCCGCGGCGGATGGTGCCGCCGTGTTGTAGGCCGGGGACGAAGGGGACGCCGCCGCCCTTGATCGACTCGAACTTGGATTTGATCTTGCCGCCGATGTCCCCGATCGCGCTGAGGATCGCGCCGGGCAGCCGTTTGAAGAAGTTGATGAGGTCCCGGAACCGTGCGGCGATCCATGACACGGCCGTGCTCGCGGCCTTCTTGATCTTGTCGAAGTTCTTGATGATCGCCAGGGTCGCGATGCCGATGGGGCCGGTGAGGACAGCGACGATCAATGGCCAGTTGGTCTTGATCCAGTTGAAGACGGCGTTGACGGCGTCGCGGAACCAGCCGACCTTCTTGTAGGCGATGACGAACGCGACGCCGAGCGCGACGATGCCGGCGATGATCGCGACGATCGGCAGCGCGAGCATGGCGGCGTTGAGCAGCCATTGGGCGGCGGCGCTGATCTTCTGGGCGACCGACAGCGCGATCAGCCGGATGCGCATGGCGGCCAGCGAGTCGCCGGTGAGGAACGCCTGCACCCGGGTGGCGATCAGGACGGTCTTGTAGAGGCCCCAGGCGGCGGCACCGAGTCCGACGACGGCGGTGACCATCTTGATGTTGTTGAGCAGGAAGCTGATGACGGGCAGCAGCTTCTGGCCGATGGTGGCGGTGATGTTGGCGTACTGGGCGCGGAGGATCCGCTGCCGGTTCGCGAGGCTGTCGCTGGTGCGGGCGAAGTCGCCTTGGGCGTCCTTTGAGTCCTTGAGGATCAGGGCGTAGGTGGCCTGTGCCTGCTGTGCCGCGTTGAGTTTCGGGACCGATCCGGCCATCGCTTTCTGCAGCGCGGTTTCGGAGCGTTGCCGCGCCACGGACGCCTGCCGGGCCTGCAGGCTGTCCTTGCCGTACTTCTTGACCGCCGCCCGGTATTTGTCGGTGGCGATCGCGGCGGTGGTCTGGGCGGCCTTGATCTTGTCGGTGTCCTTGGTCGCCTTGACCAGCCCCATGGACATGGCCTGCGACTGCACGCGAGCGGCCGACAGGAACACCCCGAACTTGCGGAGTGGTTCGGTTTCGCCGGCCAGTCCGGATTGGATGGCGGCCAGGGTCTCCTCGGGGGACGCGTTGTTGAAGGACGCCATGTCCCCGCCCAGCTGGACCATCTGCTTGGACATCGCCGCGGCCCGGTCCCGCGCGAAGCCCATCGGGATCAGCATGTTCCCGAACTGGGCTGCGGAGGCGAGCGCCTGCTCGCGGCTGACCCCCAACGCGGATGCCGAGCTTTTGGACCAGTCCAGCACGGATTTGGCGCCGGGGCCGCGGAACACGACGGCGGTCTTGTTGACCTCCTCGCCGAGGTTGACGGCGTTTTTGACGGCGTCGGTCATGACCTGCCCGGCGCCGACGCCGGCGACGGTGAACGCCGCCCACTTCTTGGCGGAGTCCTTGATGCTCTTGCCGGTTTTCTCGGACTTGGTGCCGACCCCCTCGACGGACTTGGCGGATCGGTCCATGTCGCGTTGGAACGCGGCGGCTCCCAGGGCGCGCAGCCGGACGAGGATGTCCTGGGTGGCCATGGGTCAGCGTTTGAGGGCGCGGGCGAGTTCGTTGATGACCATGCGGGCGAGGTTCTGGTCGCGTTCGTGCTGCCATTGGGCGGCGTGGTCGAGCGCCGCGACCATCAGCGGGAGCTCGACCGGGTCGGCGCGCAGCAGCGCGGCGGGAGCGATGCCGAGGGCCGCTGCGTAGCCGAGCATCCGGGTCAAGTCGCGGCGCTCGCTTCCCCCAGTTCGCCGCCCCCTCCTTGCAGCCAGTCCATGACCTTGGCGGCGTGGACGTTGACGGCGAGCCAGTTGCCGTTGAACAGGGCGGCGATGACCTCCCGGACGGTCACGTCACCGGGCTGGTCGACCCCCGGCGGGAGGGGGAGGCCGAGCATGGTCAGCAGCTGCCCGGTGAGTTTGACCTTGAGGTCTTCCACGGTTCCGTCCTGATCAACACCGAGGACGGTGATGGCGCAGGTGGCCATCAGTTCGACCGCTGCGTTGGTCATCGACGGGGCTGGCCCGGTGTCGGGGGCGAGCAGCCGGGCGCCGGTGGCCATGAGCCGGTCGGCTTCTTCCATCGGCGGCATCCGGTAGCGGATGACGAGTTGGTCGTCCCAGGCGGCGATGGGGACGTCCAGTGTTTGGTCGCGGCGCTGGGACGCGGCGCGTTCGCGCAGCCGGGCGAGCACCGAACCCGCCGGGGCGTCAGAGGCCTTCGGCGGGTCCGGTGTGGTGGGTCCCTCAGTGTCCGCGGTGACGATGTTCAGCGGCATCAGACCGGTCCGGTGAACCCGTCGCAGGTCACCTCCATCGACCAGGACGCCATGTCGGTGCCGGTGCTGTCGGTCTCCGGCGGCGTGACCGTTTTCAACGTGCCGCTGTAGACGAGCGGGTCGCCGCGGACCACGCCCTGCGGGTCACGCGGCGTGACACCGATCGACACGCGCCCCCAGCCGCGGCGGTTGGCGAGCCACGCCATGAGTGGGTGATCGCGGAGAGCGTCGTAATAGCGTTCGACGGTGACGTTGCCGATGGTCTGCTGGCCACCGATCGAGATCTGGCCGAGCATCCCGCCCGGCGAGTAGAGGTTCTCTTCGGAGTCGAGCTCGCCGCCCGACTTCTGGTCGAACAGGCCGAGGTCGCGCCCATCGACGGCGACACTCACGTTATGCGTGTCCTCCCTGGTCGGGACGGGCATCGCTCACCTCCTAGGCCGCGAGCGGCCGGTCCAATGCGGTTTTGATGATCACGATGTGCACCCACTCGGCGGTGGGACTGGTCTTGAGCCGGATGACGGCGTGGACTTCGCCGGCGGCGATGGTGTCGGGCGTGTTCACCGACGACCCGGTGTTGACGTTGAACGCCTCCTCCGGCGTCGCGCCGTACAGGGCACTGAGGCCGTAGAACTCCAACAGCATCCCCTTGAGTGCGCTGTTGAGTTGGCTGAAGAGGACGCCTTGCCCGTCGATCTGGCGGAGCACGAAGTTCTCGCCGATCGCGTCTGAGCGGTGGGCAACGGCCATGACGACCCTCGCGCCGCCGAACCACATCCAGTTCAGTTCGGCCGGGCCGGCAGCGGACCGGGCGCCGTAGGTGCGGATAGTTCCGTACTTGGTGACAGCGACGGTGACGCCTTGTTCGTTGAGGGTCTGGCGTTGCTGGTCGGTCCAGGTCTGGGTGAGGCCGATGGCGGAACGGGTGACGCCGTTGATGCCGGCGGCGGCCAAGTTGGGGTTCTGGGTGGCGGCGTCCAGCCTTGCGATGAGGCCGGCCTGCACCGCCGAGTAGGGGACGACGACGGTGGTGCCGACCGCCGGCCCGGGGTAGATGGCCCAGGGGGCGAACATGGCGGCGTACCGTGAGCGCTGGTCGCCTTCCAGGGCGGTGGCGGCCGCCCCGACGACCACGGGGTCCGAGCTGTCGGGGGCGTCGAGGAGGCAGACGCGGCGGGCGGCGTCGACGTGGTCGAAGAGGGCCTGTTGGGCGACGCTGGTGGTCAGACCTGGGCAGGCGACCTGCCCCGGCCCGAGCTCGTAGGTGAACCTGGCGAGAGCACCGGCGATGCTCGCCGCGTCGACGGTGTTGTCGTCGACGCCGCCGGCGAGAGTGACGGCGGCGACGGGGGCCAATGCGCCGGTGGTGTAGGTGAGCGTGACGTACGCGGATGCGCGGTCGGCCCAGGCGGCCAGTGCCTGCGGGTCGGTGAGTGCGGGGGAACGTTCGACGTCCTGGCCGTCGTAGGCGACGACGAGCTGGACGGCGCCGGTGCCACCTGTCGCGGCGGCGTCCTCAAGGCGGACAACGACGTCGTTGCCCCAGGCGCCGGAACTGTTGGCGTCAACGGTGAACACGCCGAGGGTGCCGGTGGCGGCCTCAGCGGTCGGCCCGGTGATCCGGCTGACGTAGAGGATCGCGCCGCCCTCACTGAAGTAGGCGCTCACGCTGTCGTAGAGCAGGCTGGCGCCGGAGCGGTCGCCGAAGGTGCGAGCGTACTGGGATAGGGATCGGACTTGGACGGCCTTGGCGGGGCCGCGGTTGGCGACGCCGGCGAAGAACGCCTGCCCGGAGTCGAGGACTGCCTGCCCGGAGGGGGCGTCCTCGACGAGTTCGACGGTGACACCCGGTCTAGGCATCCGCCGCCTCCTTCTTGCTCGTGGTGGTCTTGACGTCGGTGATCTGCCCCTCGGCCTCGAGGCGTTTGACCTCGTCGGAGTCGGCGTCCTTGGGGACTTCCTGGCCGGGTTCCACGACGGTGGTGCCGAGCAGCACGGCGTGACGGCCGGTGAACAACTTGGGCATTCAGGGTTCCTCTGTGAGCTCGATCTTCTGGACGTCCACGAGGACGCTGGTGGCGGGCGGCCAGCCCGGCGATTCGGGGTCGGGGCCGGGTTGCGGCGGGATCAGCGGCTCCAACGGTCCGAGGCCGCGTTGCAGCACCTCGCTGGCGGTCATCGCTATCTCGACGCGGCCGATGCAGGTGGTGCGGTCGTCGACCGAGTCCAAGGTGTCGTAGCGTTCGTCGCGCCAGTCGACCCGGACGTTGCGCAGCCGGAGCAGGATGCCGGGGTCCTGCTGCTGCTGCAGCACGCACGCCCTGAGCGCAAGCGTGTACCAGCGGGCGAGCTCCAGCGCCCGGCGGTTAGGGCCGGCGACGATCTGCACGCCGAGGATGACCTGCCAGGTGGCGGTGTAAATGCCGTTGCCGTCCGCCGCGGGCGGATCGGTGAGGCCGGGTGAGGCGAGGAACAGGGCGGGGACCTGGTCCTCCGGGAACTTCTCGATCTCCGATGACCGGACCAGCGACCGAGGCAGCGGGAGGGTGCCGGGGGTGGTGCCGGTGTGCCGCTCCACGTGCCACAGGTAGCTGGGGTACCAGCGTTCAAGGACGGCTTGCAGGTAGTCCTCGACGTCGTCGCCGCCGACGAACGGCCCGAAGGCGGAGTCTTCGAGGGGGACGTTGACGGCGATGCTGGTCATGCCCGTTCGATCTCGCGGTTGATCTCGGCGGTGGCGCGGCGGGCGATCGAACTGGTGTTGATGACTGGCGGCCGGGCCCGCATGTGCTTGGTGCCGCCGAACACGAACCGCGAGTAATCGACGGTGGACCCGAGATCGAACCCGTCGGCGCGGATGGTGCGCACCTGATTTGAGCCGCCGTACAGGCTGCGGGTGAGGGTGCCGGTACGGTTGCTGTGGGTGGGCCGGATCTGGCGTTCGGCGAAGTCGGCAAGGTCGTCCATGACCCTTGTGAGGTCCATGGCCCGGTCGCCCTTGTTCCGCAGGTCCCGGATGACCTGCTCGTCGCCGGTGACCTCGACCGCCTCGGCCATCACGGCACCTGGTCCAGGTTGCGTTGCCACCAGTCGAACGGCCACAGGCAGGACCCGCCGGACACGTCGAGGTCGTAGACGCCGCCGGCGCCGCCGGGCTGGTTGCCCTGCACACAGCTCACGAGCGCGAGCCGGTACTGCTGGTACTCGTCGTTGAGTTGGGCGTAAGCCGAGCGTTCGGACTGGACCTGCTCGGGCCAATATGACTTCTCGATCAGGAGGGCGGCGTGGAACGCGACGACCGCCTCAAGGCCTTTGGCGCACGCGTCGGGGATGTCCGTGCCGACGTCGAGTTCGATGAGGGTCCTTGCCATGTCGAGTTGTTCTTCGACCTGGGCGAGGGTGGGGCGTGTCTGGTCGGTCCAGTGCCCCACCTCCACCCCGTGTTGGTCTTTGGTGCGGGCGCGCAGCAACGCGGCCACCGAGTCCGGGGTCGCCTCCGGCGTCACAGGCGGTTCGGTTGCCACGCGCCCACCCCGTCCTTACGGTGTCGCCGTCCAGTCGGCCACGCTGAACGGGTTGACCTGCCCGGATCCGTCCGGGTTCAGCGGCCGGCCGATCGCGCACCCCAGCCGGACGTAGATTTTGATCAGGGTCACGTTGTCCTGGAACGCGTTGGCGATGATCGCGCCGGTGCCGTCCAGCAGCACGCCGTCGGTGGAGCGGCCGAAGGTGACGTCCTCGCGGATGCCGATGGCCAGGTAGGTCCAGTCGCCGGTGATCGCGTCACCCTTCGACGAGTCCCAGAACGCGCCGCGGCTGATGGGGACACCCCACAGGGTCTGCGCGGGCGCCTCGCCCGGCAGCGCGGCGGCCGCCTGGTAGGCGGCCCTGAGCGCACCGCCGATCAGTGAGGACGCGGCGATGCCGTTGGGCGTCAGGCCGTCCGCTTCGATCGCGCTGAACGAGTTGCCGATCGCCTCGAGGGCGTCCGCCCCGGTGACGGGGGCACCGGCGACTCCGACGACTCCGCCGGCGGGGAATGTCGCGGGTGCCCCGGCGCCGAACAGGATCGCCCCGTCGATGACACGGGCGACCGCTGTCGCGAGGGTGGATTCGACTTGGCCTTCGACGTCGAAACCGGCGTCCATGATCCAGGCGTTGGGGACGGGGACGACGGCGGCGACCTCTTCGGCGATGATCTGCTCGACGTCCCATTCGACCTTGGTGGCGGGCTTGCGGCCGCCGTACCGCGGGTTGACGAACCCGGCGACGGGCAGGAACGAGACGATGGGCAGGGATTCCTGCGCCTCGCTCATCCGCATCGTGTTCCCGAGCGCGAGCGCTGCGGAGCTGGCTTGAATGAGGCCGACGAAGTCTGAGGCGACTCCGCGTGGCAGTACTGCGTCGTAATCGGTGGCCATGGGCCGAAACCTCCCCTTCAGGGGCTAGCGAGTGATTCAGGTTTCGGCCCGGTTCAGCCGGGTCCGCCGTGTCGGTGGCGCCGCGGTTCTGCCGCTAGCTCACGTCACCTCAACACGACGCACGGTACCGCTGCCGGCGGCAGAACGCTAGCCACGCAGCCAGGACCGCTCGCGGGGCCGGCCGTTGGGCTGCTCCGAGCGGCCGCCCTGCGTGACGAGTGGGCGCCGTTCGCCGCGGCCCAGGTACGGCTTTGCTTCGAGGAGATCGGCGAGCGCCTTGTCGACGGCCTGGTCGCGTTTGCGTTCGTCGGGTTCTGAGAGCAGGTCATCGAGTGTGCCGGCTTCGCGCAGCGCGGCGACGGCGTCGTTGGCGTCGTTGAAGCGGTCGGCGGCCTTGGCCTTGATCGCCATGGTCGCGAGTTGCCGTTGGAAGTCGGCAGTGAGCTTGTCGACTTCGGCCTGGCCCTCTTGGCGGCCCCGTTCCTCGGCCTCGCGGACCAGTTTCTCCTGCTCGGATTCGTGCTCGCGCTCAAGGGCCTGTAGGCGTTCCTCGGCGGTCTGGGCGCGCTGTCTGAGTTCGTTGCGTTCGTGGCGGTAGGCGGCGGCCTCCGACCGGGCGGTCTGGACGTACCGGCGGGCGCGGTCGTCGAGGTCGGTGAGCTCGTCGTCCGGTTCGGGCGGGGTGGGCTCCGGATCCGGACGGGGCTCGGTGGGCTCGGTGGGGGTGGGGGTGGGGGTTTCGGTCATGTCAGCGGCCTCTGCGGCGGCGGACGAAGGCGGCGCGCCGGACGCTCTGCGCTCGTTGCGTCTCAGCCACCTGGGCGGCTTCACGGTCGGCCTTCGCCTTCTTGGACGAACGCTTCTTGGGCTTGGCCTCGTCCGCGGGCGGAGTGGTGTCGTCGGGTGGCTGTTCGGTCATGGGTCCTCACGTTGGTTGGGGGACGACGGCGCAGCGGTCGGACTGGTGGAAGGGGACGCTCGAGGCGGAGTGGTAGCGGGCGCCACCGGACGCGATCATGCGGCACCAGTCGCAGGCACCTGGGGCGGGGTCCTTGCGCCACCGCAACCTGCGTTCGGCGATGCGGGCGCCTTCGTCGAGGCCGACGCGTTGGGCGGCCTGCATGTCCCCGCCGGTCAGGTTCGCCGTGAAGCTGCCCGCCTCGGTGCGGGCCTGCGGCTCCGGGGTGCCTTGGTCGAGAAGCGTCCATAGTCTGAGGAGGCCGACGATGGCGCCGGGGTGGTCGGGGGTCATCAGCGTTCCGGCGAGCGCGGTCGGGAGGTCGGGGGTCAACCTGGGTGGGGCGTAGGCGCCGACGTAGGTGACCGCCAAGAGGGCGGCCTGGTATTCCCCGGCGGCGACGAGGTGACTGTGCGCGGCGGCGTACGCGTCGCGGACCGTCTGGGTGCGGTCCAGCGTGATGGCGGTGATGAGGCCATGGACGGCGGCCATGACCTGTTGTTGCAGCGCCTGTTGGGCGCGGCGATGAAGGCCGTCAGCCGGCGGCACCGGCGACACCGGTCGGTGGCGGCTGTGGCTGTGCGGCGGCGGCCAGCAGCTGGGCGGCGGCCTCGGCGACCGTCCATTCGGCGATCTGCTGCGGCGTCGCACCGATGTACGCCCACAACGCCTGCTGCGGAACACCGATGTCCTGCAACTTCACCGCCGCGTCCGCCACCTGCGCCGGATTGCGCTTCTCCGCGTCCTGCCACTGCATCTCGAGCTGCTCGACATCCAAGGCGCGGCCACTCATCTGGGCCTGCAACCACAGCACGCGTTCCCAACTCTCGCCGTACTGGGCCTGGCGGTCCTCCACCTTGGCCACCAGTCCGGTCTCGCCGGCGATCAGGGATTCGGCGGACGGCGGGTTGGCCAAATTCCTCTGCATGAGGTAGTGGGCGGGAACGCGGCTGATGGCGGCGAGGGCGGCGATGTCACTGTCGGTGGCCGACAGGTACTGGCCGACATCTGAGGCTTCGAAGGTGCCGAACCGTCCGTCGGGGGATTCGTTGACCCAGAGCCGGTCGACGGCGAGCTTGTACGGCTCGACCGGCTTGCCGGTCTCCGGGTCGGTCGGCACCTCGATCCCGGTCGCCCACTTCTGCCGGAAGCTCGAGTAGTGACTGGCCAGCAGCCGGTCCAGGGTGGTGCGGTCGATCCTTTGCAGGATCGGGATGCAGTCCTCGATCTCGCTGGCGCCGCCACTGAGGACGTCGACGCGGTTCTCGAACGGCACGACCGGCACCACGCCGGTGGGGTTCTCCTGGACGCCCAACGCGTCCCAGGTCAGGTCGGCGCGGCTTTTGCGACGGCCGGGGTTGTCGATCGGGAACTCCCCCAGGGTCCTTGGGGCGTCGGTTTCGGTGATCCACCGGTACGTGGCTTCGGGGCGGTAGAGCTCGCACACCCATTGCATGCGTTCCCAGTCCAGCGGATACAGCTTCAAGGCGCCGGCGACCGTGCGGCGATTGCCGGGGTCGTTCTCGTGGGTGACCTCGAACGCCGACTCCGGGGCCACCACGGCCTCGCCCGCCTCCTCCGGCTCCGACACCGAGGCGTAGCTGGTGCCGCCGATCAATGCTTCGGTGTAGATGAGGCGCTGGTCGGCGTTGAGGCGACTACGGGTGAACGCCGTCCAGGCGTCAGCGGCCGCTTCGGGGTTGCCGACCGACCGGACGCCCTGGACACGCAACCGTTCGGCGATGGCGTCGACGACGAGGCGGGCCCAGGGGGTGATGCTGCTGTTGAGCATCAGCTGGTACGCCGGGCGGTATTTGTGGGGGACCTCGGGGAGGTCCTGGGTGCCGCGGTACCAGGACCACAGCATGGCGAGGTGCTCGCGCTGGTACCCGAGGCGGGTCAGCAGCCGTTCGCGTTGGACGGTGGTGTCGTCGACGATGGCGACGGTGGCAGCCATCAGCGGCGAAGACTACCCCCATGTGCAGCGGTTTTCAGAACGTCAGCAGCCTGCCCGCTGGCTTGTTGGCGCCGGCGGCGATCGCGTCGGCGCGGGCTTCGTAGGCGAGGACGGCGGCGACGGCGGCGTCGATCTTGTCGGCCGGGCCGGATCCGGGTTTGCCGAGCCAGTAGCCGCCGCGGACCTCCCGCATCTGGGCGTTGAGGGCGTGCCGGGACAGCGTTTCGTGGCCGGTGTGCTTGAGGCGGCCGGCGGCAAGATCGGTGCGGAACCGTTCGACGGCACTGATCATGCGGGCGCGCTGGGTAGCAAACCGCATGACCTGGGTCTCCCCGAACTCGCCTGCCCAGGTGTCGATCTCGGTCTGCCACAGCGGCGGGTCGAAATACCCGCGCACCACTCGGTAACGCTCCATCACATTGGCGAGTGTCGCGTCGACCTCGCCGGCGGGGACCTCCCAGGCGCGGCCGTCGACGGGGTCCTCCCAGACCGCCAATGGTTGGATGAGCCCGTCGGACAATCTGCAGGCGATGAGTGCGGTGGCGTCGCCGGTGCGGGCGCCGTCGAACCCGATCGCGATGCGGTCCCCGTCCTGGAGGTGGTCGTCGGTGGCGGCGTCCCGCCATTGTTCGGGGTCAAGCCACCAGGACTGCGATGACACCCACAGCCCGCACGCGAACCTCGCCCATTGCCAGGGCAGGGTGGATGGGCTGTCGTGGCGTTCTTGGAGGAGGTCGAGGGTGTGCCAGTGGGCGGGGTTGGCGTGCTTGACCACTCGCATGTCGTGGACGTCCTGCTGGTCGTTCAAGGCCCATTCGTGCATGGCGAAGGCGCGGTTGTCGGAGCGGACGTGCAGGTAGGCGCCTTTGCGGACCTGATGCTCGAGTTGGCGGGCGGCGGCACGCATACGGCCGAGCGGTGAGGCTTCGTGTTCGCCGGCGGTGGAGATGGTGACCATTTGGCCGTTGCGGGGGCCGAGGCCGTCGCGGAAGACGCCGTAGAGCTCGGCGGAGCGGTGGCGGTGGAGTTCGTCGACGGCGGCGAGTGTGGGGCGGACGCCGTCGGCGGTGTCGACGTCGGCGGCGAGGACCCGGATGCGACCTGAGTCGGCGAGGTTGCGGATCTGCCGGTAGCCGCCCTGGGTTTTCAGGCGGCGAGAAAGTCCGGGGGAGCGGCGGATGAAGCCGACGGCGGCGTCGAAGAGGATCATTGCCTGCTCACGGCTGGCGGCGGCGACGACGCATTCGGCGTCGGGGGTGGTGAGCAGGTGGAAGAGGGCGAGGGCGGCGAGGAGGGTGGTCTTGCCGTTCTTCTTGGGGAGCAGGACAAGCAGTTCGCGGGTGCCGGCGAAGTAGTCGCCCAGGATTCTGCGTTGGAAGGGTTCAAGGGTCATGGGGCCGCCCTGCTCGAGCTCGAGCGCGGTGCAGAAGCGGGCGAAGACGGCGAGGTCAGACTTCGGCATCGACGCTGAAGACGCGGAGGTGTTGGGCGTTGGCGAGGCGTTGAAGGCCGGGTTCGCCGGTGCCGCGGGCGGCGAGGAAGACGAGCCGGTCGATGTGGTCGGTCTGCGCCAGTGGCGTGGTGAAGTTCAGGCCGGGCAGCAGCACGAACCCAGCTGCGGCGGCGAGGAGATCCGGTGTCCAATGCGCTTCACTCATGGGCATGAGACAGACCCCGTCGGGGTGATCGGTCCAGCGACGCGCCCACGCGGCCGCCTGCGAATAGGGAGGGTTCATCCACACCAGCCCGCTCCATAGTGCGGCGAGCCCGTTGTCGTGGACGGTCAGATGGGCGTTGGCGGGAACGGTGCGGCTGGCCGGGGCGACGGGGGCGGCGACGTCGAGGTCGAACCGCAGTTCCATGGCTTCGAAGATCCAGGCGGGGGTGTAGCGCTCGTCGCCGAGCGGGGTGCCGTTGAGCTTGGCGAGCAGCCGCTCGAGGTCGTCGTCACCCCAAGCGGTGCCATCCAGGGTTGGGAGCCCTTCGAGCAGTCCGGCGAGTTCGGAATCGTCGTAGCCGGCGAGGTCGTTGGTGCGGTTATCGACCAGCACGATCCTCGCGGCCTGCTCCTCGTCGACGTCCACGTAGGTGACCGCCATCTCGGTCCAGCCCAACTGTCGGGCGGCGGCGAGGGTGTGGTTGCCGGCCAGCACCTCCCCCGACCTGCGGTTGACCACCAAGGGCCGGTACTGGCCGTGATGCTCCAGCGACTCCTTGATGGCCTCAAGGTTCCCGCGCCGCGGGTTGCGGCCATAGGGGCGCAATGTGTCGACGGGGACCGTGAGCGCGGCGAGGGTGTCGGGGATGGTCACCCGGCCCGCCTACGCTTCGCCAACTCATCCACCTCCGAGAAGGCGTCCGCCGGCGGCAACGGCGGCTTGGCGTCCCGGCGGCCCCACCGATCCGGGTAGGAGCGCTCGAGCAGCCAGGCCGCCGCCTGCCAGGACCCGCGCTGGGCGGCCTGGATGATCGCGGCGACGAGGCCGGGTTCGGCCTGCACCAGTCGCTCGGCGATCGGCAACTCCGGTGATGGTGGCGGCGGTGGCGCGTGGTCGAGTTGGCGGCGAACAACCTTGCCCTCGGCGAGCCACCTCTTCAGCGAGTTGTCCGGAACTCCGGCCCGTTGCGCCGCCCTGGCGCGTGTGGTGCCCGATGCGAGGTCCCGCTCGATCTGGGCGCGCAAATCGTCGGTCAGGGCGCTAGGACGGCCCACACCGCGCATTCTGACCCATCGACCCCGGCTAGCCCGCGGTGTTCCTCGCGGCGGCG